AGTACACTCTTGAGATGAGAAATGAAGCCGCACATGGTATCATTTTAGACATCAACCAATAATATAAACGGGGGAGGTTAATCCCTCCCCCTTTATAAAGGAAAATATTATGTATTATAGATTAAGTGGAGTAGTTAAAAAAGTTGACTACACAGCAAGTGCTGCCAATAGTTCTGCTATCTCGGCACAAGTAAGATATGTTAGGTTATATGCAACGACTGATTGTTTTATTACTATAAGTAATCCAGCAGTAACTGCAACTAATGCTGCAACACCAATAGCTGCAAAAGATTATGAGATATTTAAAGTTGCACCTGGTAACATCATATCTGCTATTAGGTCATCAGCTGATGGCTCATTGTATATTTCAGAATTAACGGAGTAAGTATGACAACAACAAAAAGCCCAACTACATTTAAAGTTAATATCAATCACACAGTAGCTGTTGCTGACTCATCCGCTGCCAACAGCACAGCTTTTCAAAGTGAAACAAGAGAAGTTAGAGTTGTATGTACAGTTGATGCTTATGTAGAATTTGGTACTTCACCTACTGCTTCATCATCAAGTTTGATTGTGCCTGCATACACACCTGAGTATTTTAGGGTTGCACCTGGTACTAAAGTAGCATTTTTAAGAGTAGGATCTGTTACTGGAACCGCAAGAGTTACTGAACTAACACAGTAAATGAAAAGATTTTCACTTCGAGGACAAGATCGTTATCGTGATCGTAGAACAGATGTACCTAATGATCTTTTACAACTTGAAGATAGAACATATTTATTAATGGAAGAAGGATCAAACCTTCGATTAGAACAAGCGGTGGGTACTGTATTTAGTGGTACACCTATACCTAATTAATGGCAAAAAAAGCAAAATCATATTCAGCACACGTACCTGGTCCTAAAAAAAGAACTTCTATAGGACAGTCTGTTAGATCAAGACCTAAAAATAAACAAAAACGTAGAAACTTTAAGCGATATGTTGGACAGGGTAAATGACCTTTGATGAGCTTGTTAAATTATTAAAAGAGAAAGAGAAATCTTCTCAACAACAATCTAAGAATAAAGAAAGAAACAAAGTTTTAAGAAAGAGAGTAAAGAATGGCTGATAGTAAAATTTCAGAGTTGAGTGCATTAACTAGTCCTGCCAATGATGATGAATTTGTAGTAGTTGATACTGATGCTGGTACAACAAAACGAATAACATTTTCAAATTTAAATTCATCTATATCTGCATCTGTTGCTGCTGATGATATTGCAACTGGTGATGCTGCTGTTACTATAGCAACAAGTTCTGGAAATATTACTATTGACGCGCAAGCAGGTGATACTGATATTATATTTAAAGGAACAGATAACACTTCAGATATTACAGCATTAACATTAGATATGTCAGAAGCTGGAGCTGCTGCATTTAATTCTACAGTTACTGCTACAGGATTTATAATTGGTAGTGCATCTATCAATGAAACAGAATTAGAAATACTAGATGGAGCTACTCTCTCTACTACTGAATTAAATTATGTTGATGGTGTTACTAGTGCTATTCAAACTCAACTTGATAGTAAATCACACATTAATTATAACTTAACTAAGACAGCAAACTATACTGCTGTTGCTGGTGATAAAATATTATGCGATACTTCAGGTGGTGCATTTACAATTACACTTCCTGCCAGTCCAAGTGCTGGTGATGAAGTTCATGTACTTGATGCGACCGCATCTTTTGATTCCAACAACTTGACAATAGATCGCAACTCAAAGAAAATACAAGGAGCTACTGCTGACTTAACCATAACAACTCAAAATACTGGTATTGGTTTAGTATTTTATAATGATACTTATGGTTGGAGAGTCTTAGTTGATGCTTATGATGTTAATGTAACGGAACTATAGTATGAACGAAGTTTATAATTCACAAAACAAAGAGTTATATGTTGATAAAGCTACTCGTAAATTAGTAGTGAAAAAAACACAAGATACAACAAATATACTTAACGATAATAAAATAGCTCGTAATCATAGAGCTGATGAACAACGTGGAGACTTTCAACGTATTGCACAGATACCATTGATTGCTTTACAAATTAAAACAAAAGAATTGTTTGGTCATTCTAATTGGCATAAAGTACATAAAGATGACCAACGTACTATTATAAAAAGAATGATTAACAGTAATGAGTTCCAAAACTTTAGAGTGGGAGATAAGAAGTTATAATGGCGTTAAACAATTATGCAAATTTAAAAACAGCAATAGCTAATTTCCTAGCTAGAGATGATTTAACATCTGAGATAGATGATTTTATTGACTTAACAGAAGCTGACTTTAATCGTAGATTAAGAGTTAGAAATATGGAAACAGTAGATGCTGCTTTTACAGTAGACTCAGAAACAGAATCTTTACCTACTGGTTTTTTACAAGTTCGTAGTTTCTTTATAAATACTGGTGGCGGTAAAGAACCTTTAAACTTTTTAACTCCACATCATCAATATGATACTGCTGGTGGTTCACGATCTGGAACACCAAGAGCCTATTCTATTGAGGGAACAAACTTTAGATTTAGTCCTGCTCCTGATACATCATACACTGCAAATCTTGTATTTTATAAAGCATTTGATAGTATTGATGGCACAACCACAACTAATCACATATTAACAAATCATCCTGATGTTTATTTATACGGTGCATTGTATTTTGCATCTACTTTTATTCGTGGAATGGATCCAACAACTATTCAACAATTTAAAGCACAGTATGAAGCTGCTTTACAACAAGTTGAAATGGCTGATGATAAAGACAAATATAACGGAACTCCATTAGTACAAAGATCAGGTATTAACATTAACAATTTAGATAACATAAAATAATGCAAGTACCTTTTGGAGAATGGCTACCTGATTTACCAGATCACGTTAATCCTGGTGCAACACAAGCCTTAAATGTATATCCTGCTATAAGTAGTTATAGACCTTGGAAAGATATTTCAATTACAAGTGGTAATGCTTTAACCGCTAGATCACAAGGAGCTGCATCCTTTAAATCAGATAGTGGTGTTATCTCTATATTTGCTGGTGATGCTACTAAATTATATAAACTAACATCTAACTCTTTTGTTGATGAAAGTGGTGGTACTACATTCTCTACACCTACTGATGGTCATTGGGATTTTATAAAATTTGGTGAGGTTATTATTGCTTTTAATGGTGATGATGCTGCTCAAGCCTGGACATTAGATTCATCATCTGACTTTGCTGCACTTGCAGGATCACCACCTGTATTTAAACACGCTGCTGTTGTGGGTAATTTTGTTGTTACAGGATTTCAACCAACTGCACAAACAACTGTTGCATGGTCTAGTTTTAATAGTCCGACATCTTGGACTGCTGGAACCAATCAATCTGATACAGAAGTTCTACCTGAAGGTGGAGTTATCACTGGAGTTACTGGTGGACAGTATGGATTAATATTTCAAGAGTCTCGTATTACTAGAATGGATTATAGAGGCGGTAATGTTATTTTTTCGTTTAGACGTATTGAAGATAATAGAGGTGCTGTGCAAGGTAAGAATGTAATTAAAGTTGGAAACCTTGTATATTTTTTATCTGAAGATGGTTTTTATGTAACTGATGGTAACACATCCAGACCTATTGGGAATGGTAAAGTAGATCGTTTCTTTTTTAATGATTTAAAATTTGCTAAAAGAGAACGTGTAAGAGCCACTGCTGACAGAGAAAACAAATTAATATGTTGGTCTTATCCATCTAAAACAGGAACTAACTCTGATACTCAAAATGATAAAATACTTGTTTATCATTATGAATCTCAGAGATGGTCATTGGTAGTTATAGACCATGAAATAATTTTGGATTATCAAACACCTGGTTATACATTAGAAGAACTAGATGATTATCCAACATCTGGTGCTAATGATTTAGATGCAATAACTATTTCATTAGATAGTGCATTTTGGTCAGGTGGACTAAGATCATTTGGCGTATTTGGAACAGATCATAAATTAGGAGCTTTCCAAGGTAACTCATTGAAAGCTGAAATAGGTACAGGTGAAACAGAAGTATTTCCAAACAATCGTTCACTAGTTACTCATGTAAGACCAATAATAGATACTGATGATGCTACAGGTTCATTAACTTTTAAAGATAAAGTTGCTGATACTGCATCTACAACAACTGAAAACTCTATGCACTCTACAGGAACAATACCGTTTCATAAGTCTGCACGATATTTTAAATTTAACATACAAGTTCCAGCCAATAAAGATTGGAATGATGCTCAAGGACTTGATGTAGAAGCAATTAAAGAAGGATATAGATAATGTCATTTTTAGATCAATTACAACAATCTACAGGTTTACTTACGGAACAAGTAAAAAATACTCAACCTTTTGGAAGTTACACTCCTACTGCATCTGATTATGTCATGGGTATTCCACAAAATAGATTTGTTGGTAATCAATTTCAAATGCCAACTTTAGGTTTACAACCTGGACAGAATATTCCTGTATTTGGTGGGACTTATACTCCTTCACCATTTGGATCTGCTTATGGAATGTCACCTTATCAAGAAATACCAGCAGTTGGTGTAATGCCTACACCTAGACCAGGTGGTAGAGGACCTGCTGAAGGTGAAGGACCAGCATTAGGAACTGGCGTAGACATTTTAGATAGATTAAGCTATCAAGATCCTCGTTTGAGAGGAATACTTGGTGGTGAATATGAAGGTAGAAACATTGGAGACACATTTTCCTTTAGTCGTGATTTACCATTTGGTCAAGCCTACGATCAGTATGGAAGAAGAAGAAATATAGGTGCAACAATTCCAGGAGCAGTACAAGGTTTAGCAAATTTTGTAACTGGTGGTGGTATAATAGGAAAAACACTCAAAGGTTTATTTGGTTCAGATGAAGATGAGGTTACACCTGAAACTTTAGAGGCATTTAGACAATTAGAACAACGTGGTCTTGATGCCTCAAGACAAGGTTTTAGAAGTGATGTTGCGGCACCAAAAGCTGATGCTAGTACCATAGGTGGCACTGGAGGTAGACGAGGTGGAGCAGGAACAGCCGCTGGAACTGGAGGCACTGGTGCAGGACCAACAGGTACAGGTGGACAATCTCGAAGAGGTGGAGATCGAGGAGGTCGCAGAGGTGGAGGCGGTGGCGGTGGGTCATCACCTAGCGGTGGACCAGCAGGATGTTTTGTTGAAGGCACTGCTGTTCAAATGGCTGATGGTTCTACAAAAGAAATTACAAGTATTCAAATTGGTGAAGAAACTAAAGGTGGAACTGTCCAAGCTAAAATGGAGTTTATGCCACAAAACATTTACAATTACAAAGATGTATTAGTTTCTGGATCACATTGGGTAATAGAAGATAATCAATTTATAGCTGTTGAAGATAGTAAACATGGAGTTCTTACTGATAGAATAGAACCTGTGTATACATTTAAAACTTCAGATAATAGAATATGGATAAATGATATTGAGTTTGGAGATTTTGAAACAGGTACTGATGAAGATTGGGAGCCTCACTTTGAAATGGTTAGGCAAAAACTGAATAAAGAATTAAATGACAAGTATTAGAGACTTAGAATATATCTATCAAGACTTAGATAACCAAGCTAACTTTCAACTAGTCATTGAAGATATTGTAAATCAACTAGTACGCTATCATAATGATGAAAATTATGAAGTAGCTGCTTGGTTCTTTGGAGGTTAATATGATGTGTCGAAACTGCGAACATGAGTGTCATTGTAGCAACAATGGTCAATGTGCTGTATGCAAATGCTCTAACTGCGAACATAATGCTCTTGACGAATTTTGGAAAAGAGTAGATGAGGATAACAAAGAGTAATGGCACATACTTATAAAAATGAATTTTTTGCTTTAGATAGTACAAGTATAACTACAATTTATACAGTACCAAGTAATACAAATGTTATTGTTAAATCAGTACAAATTGCTAGTACACATAACTCAAATGTTTTAGTAAGTTTATCTGTTACAAGTGGAGCAACTACATATACTGTATATAATCATACGGTATCAACAGGTAGCACTGTTAATGGTGTAGAAGGATCTATGGTATTAGAAGCAGGGGATGTTTTAAAAATTACAGCAGCAACAGCTGATGTTATATCAGGGATAGTTTCTTATTTAGCAATTACATGATTGGTGTAGTACAAATACCTAAAGAAAACATAGAAGCAGTTTGGTCTTTAGTTGATGATGCCATCACAAAGGCTTTGAAATATTCTGGAAATCATTTCAATACATCTGATGTCCTAAAAGACTGCATATCTGGTGATAATCAGTTGTGGTTAGTGTGGGATGAAGAAGAAAAAAATAAATTAAAAGGTGTTATGGTTAGTCGGATCATTATAAGACCTAACACAAAAGTAGCCAATATATTCATTTGTACTGGCAAACAAAGAAAACTTTGGCAAGACCGATTGCACGAAGTAGAGAAATGGGCTAAAAGTAATAAGTGTACGCACTTTGAAACTTATGCCAGACCAGGTTGGTCTAAATTATTAAAACAAAAAGGGTATAAAATTACCCATTACTTACTAGAAAAGAAATTGGAGGAATAAGTATGTCAAGTGGCGGTGGAAGTCAAACAACTACACAGAGAACAGAGCCATATTCACCTGCGGAACCGTTTTTAAAAGACATCCTAGGAGAAGCTCAACAACTCTACAGAAGTGGTACAGGTAGACAGTTTTTTCCTGGTAGCACAGTAGTACCGTTTGCACAACAAACTGAGGAAGCTCTTAAATTACAACAGGCGGCTGCATTAGAACAAGCTCAACCATCTGCATTGATGGGTCAAGCTGCTGGTACATTTGGACAGTTTGCTAGACAACCTGTATCTGCTTATACAGGTAGAATGGGTACAGGATTTGGTAGTTCTATGCCAGGCATGACTACACAAGGTTTAGGTACATCTTATGGTCAATTAACACCACAAGCTGATTATTTATCTGATATTCGTTCTGGTATTACCTCAGATGTCATGGGGAGTATTCAATCACAATTTGGTGGTATGGGAAGAACAGGCACAAGTCCTGCGGCTCAACAAGCAGCGGCAAGAGGTGTAGCTCAAGCATACGCACCTATAGCTAGTCAATTAGCTCAAACTGAACGTGGTAGAGAACAACAAGCA